ATTTCATACCTTCTTCAAGAACAGCTACTCGGTGAGAATTTGCAGAGCCTTGATATGCCATGTTCCAGCTTTCTTTCACCTTCTGCGGGTCTTTTATTGTGCCGGGATGTTCCAATACACCGCCCGGAGCAGCGCCATTTGCGAAGAATTTAGCCCCATATTCCTCAGTAGCCATAGATAAACCCACAGCATTTTTAGCCATTGCTATAGGGGAGTAACCTACCAATCCGTCAAAACCTAGGCCCGGGATATGCAAAACATCAGAAGGGTCAAGATAAACTAAACTGTCTTTGCCAAGAGTAGGCACATCTTCGATATTTCTTTGGTATAAATAAAAGAGCCGACCGTTTTTATCACGATCGACTGTCATTTTATTTGGCATTAAAGGGTAGAGAGCGATTACTTCACCCCGGGCATTTCTTATAATCTGAGCATAAGCATTGCCCCATAATAAAAGATGACTCATAAGCGTTTCTCTAAACGAAAATGAAGTCATCTCTGGGTTTGGCTCGTCATGGAGCAGTTTATATAAGGGGTGTTTTAAATATTTTTCTTTTCCTCCTGAACCATTGTATTTATACACATGCAAGGGGAGACAGGCCACTGTTTCAGCAAGTATCCTTACACAGGAGTAAACTGCTGTCATTTGCATGGCTGTATGTTCATTGACTTGTTTTCCGGCTGTTGTGCCTCCGAAGAAAAAACTGTATCTGCTGCCTCCAAGGGCATCTTTTGGTTTATCACGTGCTTTAAATATTCCTTTTAGTATTCCCATAGACACCACTCTCCTTAAAAATGGGTATGAAAAAAGCACCTTCGAAATTTTGAAATGAGGGTGCTAATTATAATTTATTATTCTGAACATATCATATATGTTTTTTACTGTACTATCGATTTCGTGATAGCATTGAGAACTCTGTAGACATCTCGGTTAGTATCGCTTCCATTTGATTAAGCAAATAATTGTTCATTTCACCTAATGTTTTCATTTTTAGAATATCTTCCACTTGAATTCTGGGTTCATTTTCATCCCATTCTGCCTCTATTATTTGATATTGAAATTTTAATATATCTTTCCTACTGTAAAGACCCTCCGTTAACCCCATTAACATTATTTCCTGCATCATTTCCACTTCCTGTTGACAAAACCAATATTCTTCTAAGTTCAACGCCTCTTGTATTGCTTGTGCTGTAGCTACCATATTCCAATCCATAGTCCATTGTCGATTTAGTTTTTCTTCCATTTTGATTACAGCTTGGTTAATAGGTCTGTTGTTTATTTCCTTGAATGTTTCCCGTATCTCTTGTTGATAATCACTCATTTCTAATACCCTTCCAACATTTAATTAAATCTGTTAAAGAATTCTTTTAAATAATTAAGTTTTGTTTGGTAATCTTTTGCTTTAGATCGGGCTATCTTTGAATCGTAGCCTTTCTTTTCAAAATGTATAACTAATGCAGAATAATAGCGGTTCATTCCTTCTTCTTCATCTGATATTATTTCTACAATATTCAACCCTAAGGAAGGGTTGTTACCAATAAAAATCGCATCTGAAAAATAAGAACTATCATATATAATGTTCGGATACTCCTTCTCAAACCATATTCTAAATAATTTCTGCAATTCTTTCTTTTCTGTACTTATTCTTTTTGTAAAGTCAATCTTTTCTAACAGATTATACATATTTTCCCCACCTTTAATTAAATATCCAATATTTATCAAATTATATCATAATTATTTGTATTTTTAAAGAATTAATATTCCCCTCTCATCATAAACACTTCCACCACTGTTGCTTCCACAGCGTATTGCTCTATCAAGTGCCATAATTGTAGCCACAGCTCCATCTATCTTCTCAGTACTCTTTTCCTTATCCGGCTTTATATTTCCTGCAGGGTCAGTACGGATAAAGATATTATCCATCATCCACCTAAGCACAGGATGCCCGCCATGAGCTATTTTCTGCTCCAAGGTAAGCTTCATCAACTCTTTTGTAGGTGGACTCATATCTTTAAACCCCTGACCGAAGGGCACAACAGTAAAACCTAATCCTTCAAGGTTCTGTGTCATTTGCACAGCACCCCATCTATCAAAGGCAATTTCACGGATGTTATACTTAGTGCCAAGCTCCTCTATGAAAGTTTCAATAAAACCATAATGGACAACATTTCCTTCGGTAGTTTTAAGAAAACCTTGTTTTTTCCATATATCATAATTTACATGGTCACGTCTTACTCTTAAGTCAATGTTATCTTCCGGTATCCAAAAGAAGGGAAGAATACTGTATTTATCATCTTCATCAATTGGGGGAAAGACAAGGACAAAAGCGGTAATATCAGTAGATGATGACAGGTCAAGTCCTCCGTAACATATACGTCCTTCAAGAGCTTCATGGTCTACTGCAAATGCACAGGCATCCCATTTGTCCATAGGCATCCAGCGTATAGCCTGCTTGACCCACTGGTTAAGCCTGAGCTGCCGGAAACTATTTTCTTCGGCAGGGTTTTGCCTTGCTGATTCAAAAGCAGCTTTAACTTTATCCATAGTAACTGTAATACCTAATGACGGATTTGCTTTTTTCCATACTTTTGGATCAGTCCAGTCATCCTCTAAGGCAGCACCATAAATAACAGGGTAGAAGGTAGGGTCATGTTTTCTTCCATTTATAATATCTAATGCTTTTTGATGTACTTCCCAACAAATGCTGTTCTGATTATCTCCTGCAGTAGTTATAAGAAAGTACAGGGGTTGCGTCCTTGCATCTCCGCTGCCCTTAGTCATAACATCGTATAATTTCCGATTAGGCTGTGTATGAAGTTCATCAAATACAACACCATGGGTATTAAAACCATGCTTGTTGCTTACATCAGCTGACAGGACTTGATAAATGCTACCCGTAGGCTGATAAATAAGTCTCTTGGTTGAATCAAGAATTTTCACTCGTTTTGCTAATGCCGGACACATTCTAACCATATCTGCGGCAACATTAAAAACTATGGATGCTTGATTCCTATCGGCAGCACATCCATAAACCTCGGCTCTTTCCTCATTATCACCGCAGGTTAAGAGTAGGGCAACAGCAGCCGCAAGTTCACTTTTACCCATTTTTTTTGGTATTTCAACATAAGCAGTATTAAACTGTCTATATCCATTAGGTTTAAGAATACCAAATACATCCCTGACAATCTGCTCCTGCCAATCAATAAGCTCAAAGGGCTTACCTGCCCATGTGCCTTTGGTGTGGGAAAGTGCCTGTATAAATGCTACTGCAAAGTCGGCGGAGGATTTATCGTAGACTGAATCTGCTGCTTTAAATTTTGTCGGTGTATATTTTTTAAGCTTTCTAATATCCGCCACCCCCTTAAATATGTGAACATGAAAAGAAGCCTTCAGGTGAAAGCCTCTTTTCATGATTGTTTTCAGTTCTATTTTTCTTCTTCGATACCCTTGTAGTTGTAGTTACCTTTTTTTATTTCTTCATATTCGGCATCTGCTGCATCCTTGTAGTCGGCTCTTTGCATTTCTTTCTTCTTGCATTCCATGCAAATGCACTGGGTGTTGAACATAGACATTATTCTTCCTCCCTTTAGTTTTTCACCGCATCTGTCGCAGTTTTCCTGAATAAAAAACTTATCCATTTTTATCTCCCCCGGACCTATCATTGAAATACTCATATAATCTTTCGTCTACCTCTTGAGTAATTTCACGCATTGCTTTTCTTAAGACATCAGTATCAATCCCGTTATCCATATACCCCTGTCGTATGGAATCCAGATAACTTATTGATGGCAGTGCCGGACTATCGGTATATTCATCTGCCATGACATACACAAAAGCTTGAATTTTCTCACTTTTTGAATTAACAATCTCAACATTTCTTTTCACATATAGTTTTGGATATCCCTCATAAATGTCCAAGGACTCTTCACATCTGTTTGTAATTTTCCATAAAACAACGGGTACTGTTCTTCCTTCAAACTTCTCAATATCTGCAACGCCCCGTCCGCTTCCTCTGAAGGTAAGTCTATATCCTTCAATCGTTCCTGTTCCCAAAAGTTTAGCCTTTGGACATCTCATTTTCATCTGCTTAATATTCATATTGCTGCCATATGCCGCATATATTTTCATGGACATAACCCTCCTTTCAATCAAAGGCAACTGCCATAAGATACTCTTCAAATTTTATTACTGCTCTTAATGCCTCAATTTCCGTCTCAAGTTCTTCTGCCGCCTTTACAGCACCATGTTTTACATATTTCCTATGTACTCTTTCCATTCTTGCAAGTTCAATTTCCATCTTGTGTATGTTTTGGTATGCCTGCATTTTGACTTCTTGATAGGTTGACATTAAATTTTACCCCCTTTAATTTGGCAGTTTTCTAAATGCACTGTTTCCTTCGAGGTTCTCAAGAAGAGCCTTCCTGACGCCTTTGTAGCCCTTACCTTTCATCCCGAGCCTTATAAGCCAAGTCCTTAATGCAAACTTTGGATTATCGTCTTGTGTAACCTTGTAAGAAGTACGCTTCTGTTCCTTAGCGAATTCATTGATGCGTGCTGCAAGTACTGCAAAGGATGATATCTTCTCGTAAGCCAAATTGTCTGAGGGGATGTTATAAGTATAAATGTTATTTTCAAAGTCAAATGTTATACCCTTACATCTTTCCGTTCCAATTTCCTCAACAGCAACCTTGAACTCGTCCAAAGTTGTAGTAGTTTTCAAGCTCAAATCTTCAGCAAATTTTCCATCCATTAATTTTTCTTCAATACCAATGGACTTCATAATTAAATGCTG